AAATCTTTGCAGTCTCGTCCTGCCAGCCGCGTCAAAATGCTTTGGCAGCATGACGTAACGCAGCCGATTGGCGTATGGAACCATGTCGCGGAAGATAGCAAGGGTCTGTTTGTAAAAGGCCGGGTTTTACGTGAAGTGCAAAAAGGCGCGGAAGCCTATGCGCTGATGAAAGAGGGCGTGATTGATAGCATGTCGATCGGCTATCAGACGCTTGAAAGCGATTATACAACCAGCGGTATTCGCCAGCTTAAAGAGCTTGGCTTGATGGAAGTTTCACTCGTTACGTTTCCGATGAATGATCAGGCGACCGTAACGGCGATGAAAGAGATCAACCCGAGAGATTGGGAAGTATACCTGCGTGACGCCGGTATGTCTCGGGGCGCTGCCAAAAAAGCAGTCGCTTACTTCCATAATAGCCTGCGTGATGCAGGTTTCACCGTCGATAACGGTCAGTGTGATGCTGGCGCAGCGACACATGCGGCTGAATTAGCCGCAGCTTTGCGCAAGCTAGAGACTACGCTTCGCGCTTAATCTCGGAAAACAACCATGAGCATCCACGTTGACCCTATCCGGGCGGCGGCTGGTTCTGCGCGCCTTGAGCGCAAGGACGCCAGCGGCGGCGCGGGCGACATCACCAATGTTATCGAAAATATCAACCGTTCCTTCGAGGAACTGAAGCAGAAGAACGACGCGGCTCTTGCCGAAACGAAGCGCGGCTTCGATGACGTTGTTCGCAAGGACGAAGTCAAGCGCATCTCCGACGCGATTGGCGAAATGGACGTTAAGCGCAAGGAACTCGAAAACGAGATCGTTGCCCTGAAGCGCACCAATCATGCCGCCGCTGGCGAGCAGAAGTCGGCGGAGCGTCTCGACTACGAGAAGCGCTTTAATGAGTGGTTCCGTAAGGGCGAAAGCCGCGACTTCACGGAGCGCGATCTGCGTGACCTTGAGCGTAAGGCTCTTTCGGTCGGTTCGGAGCCGGATGGTGGTTTCACCGTTCTGCCGGAAATTGATCAGGCTATCGACGCGACGATCAAGCTCGTCTCCCCGATGCGCCAGATTGCGACCGTTCGCCAGACCTCGAACGCTTCCTATCGTCGCTTCGTGAACATTCACGGCACGACTTCGGGTTGGGTTGGCGAGAGCGAAAGCCGCACCAGCACCACGACCCCGGCGCTCAAAGAAGTCGAAATCCCGGTTATGGAGATTTACGCTTCCCCGACCGCCACGCAGTCGCTTCTCGATGACTCCTTCGTGAACATCGAACAGTGGCTTGCGGACGAAGTGCAGCTTGAGTTCGCCTATCAGGAAGGCGCTGCTTTCATCAGCGGCACCGGCAATAAGAAGCCGCAGGGCATCCTGTCGCAGACGATTGCGGCGGACACGGCTGATCTGGCCTTTGGTTCGGTTGGCTACTACGCGGCTGGCGCTTCCGGCGCGTTCGACACGACTGTGACCCTCAACCCGATCTATAAAATGATCTACGGTCTGAAGGCTCCGTATCGTGCTGGCGCTTCGTGGATCGCCAATCGTCGCACGCTGGCTGCGGCGCGCGTTCTCAAGGACAGCTATGGCCGTTACCTTTGGGAACCGTCCGTTCAGGCTGGCGCTCCGTCGATGTTGGCTGGTTATCCGGTCTACGAGATGGAAGATATGCCGGACATTGCGGCCAACTCGTATTCGATGGCGTTTGGCGACTTCCGCCGCGCTTATACGATTGTTGATCGTATCGGCACCCGCGTCCTTCGTGACCCCTACACCAGCAAGCCGAACGTGATCTTCTACACGACGAAGCGCGTTGGCGGTGCGGTTACGATGCACGAGGCTTACAAGCTCCTGAAGTTCAGCGCGTCCTAATAGGACTTACGCTACGCGGGCCGGAGCAATCTGGCCCGCTTCCTATTCTCTCTGGAAGGAATAATTCGCCATGATGCGCGATCTCGTCTCGCGGCTGGCAGAAACTCAGGTCATCGGGCCTGCGGTTCTTACGGCTGATAATACCCCGGCGGCTCTTGACCTCGCCGGTTTCAACTCCGCTGCTATCTTGATTTCGGTTGGAGCGGGCGGCATTACGTTTACGACCTCGAATAAAATCGAGTTCGTCGTGACGCATTCGGATGACGACACGACCTACACGAACGTAACGGACGCTGACATGCTCGGTGTTACGAGCATTACGAATGGCATCGTTCGTTCGCTGACGGCGGCTAAAGCGGCTGCGGATACGGCTCCGACCGAACTTGGCTACATCGGCGGCAAGCGCTACCTGAAAGTCCTTGCGGACTTCTCCGGCACGCACGCGACCGGCACCCCGATTTCGGTTGTGCTGGTTAAGGGCAATGGCGTCTACAAGCCGTCGTAATGCAAATTGAAATGACCCGCGACTTTCAGGTCGCAGAAGATGGTGTGAAAGTCGTCCTTTGGGCGGAAGGCACTATCCATGAAACCTACCAGCAGCTTGCTAGCGATTTAATTGATGCTGGCGTTGCTCGGTTGGTCGCGGGCCATTTCACGCAAGAACAAGAGCCAAAACGTCGCGGTAGACCGCCGAAGGATAGAGCATGATCCGTTCCGCTGTCCCGCGCCTTCGTCTCGTAACCGACGCCACATCGGAGCCAGTTACGCTTGAGGAGGCCAAAGCCTATTGCCGTGTGGATATTCCTGACGAAGATGCGCTGATCACATCGCTGATCAAAGCTGCGCGCCGTCATGTGGAAAAGGAAACCGGCCTAGCTTTGATGACGCAGGCATGGACGGCGGTTCTTGATAAATGGCCGCAAGGCGAGGGGCAGGGGCTTGGTGGCCCTTGGTGGGATGGAACGCGGGAAGCGCCTATCTCGCTAGTTACCCCGACGACCGTGTTAGAAATACCTAAGAGGCCGTTTCAGGCTGTTACCTCCGTCAAGCTGCGGGACGCTTACGGAACCCTCACGACCGTTAGCCCCAGCATATATTTCACCGAAGTCTCCGACATGCGGGGCCGGGTTAGCCGCGTGCTGGGCCAGATTTGGCCGGTGGTTATCCTCGCGCAGACGGGGGCTATAGAGATCGCCTTCACGGCGGGCTTTGACGCCAGCCCATATTCTGGCGTTCCTGACGACCTTTTGACTTCCATCAAGATACTGGTGAAGCACTGGTATGATAACCGGGAGCCGGTCGCGGTTGGCTCTATGACGCCTGTCCCGGCTCATGTGAACGAAATCCTGAAACACTGGCGGTCTGCGAGGCTAGCGTGAGCTTGGCTGATGTTGGCAAAATGCGCGAAAGGGTCGCCATTTTCCTGCAAACCCAGACTGTCAACGACGCCGGTGAAATTACGACCACTTGGGATCAATCCACCAATTTCAACTGGGCATCGACTAACAATATCAACTGGGGCGAAGGCTCGACTGTCAACTGGAATGGCGGCGCGACCGCCCCGTTGGCTGCATGGGCACGCATAGAACCTTTGAGCGCATCGCAAATTGCGCTTGCAAATCGTGACGACGCCCAGCGCATATACAAAATGACGACCCGCTACCGCACGGACATTACGACCAACTGCCGGGTTATCTGGCGAGATCGTAAGTTCGACGTAACGGGCGTAATGGACGAAACCGAACAGCGCCAGTTTCTTACGGTCATGCTTTTGGAGATAAACGCTTGATTAAAGTGGAAGTCCACGAAATCAAGATTAATCCGACTGACTTTGAGAAAATGAAAAAGGGCATAAATGACGGGCTTTTAGCCCTAGCCTTGATGGCTCAAGGCGAAGCGCAGAAATCTATCATGCGTGGCCCTAAAACGGGACGCGTCTACAAACGGGGCAAGGTTTCTCATCAGGCTTCTGCGCCCGGTGAAGCCCCTGCAAACGATCTTGGCTTTCTTGTCAATAACGTAAAAGCCGAAGTGACTGGTGAGCTTGTGGCAAGCACTTTGTCATTGGCTCCCTATTCAGTTCATTTAGAATACGGCACTCGAAAGATGGCCGCGCGTCCGTTCCTTCGCCCTGCGGGGGAAAAGGTCAAAGCGCAGGCTCAAGGGGTGCTGAATGCCTACATCAAAAACGCAACCTGAACATCAAAACGATATTTTGAATTTATCGACGCCGGTAGATTACTGGCTCGATGAAGCCAAAAGCGCCCTAGTGATTGAAATGGCGCTAGGGCAGCGACTTGAAGTCCCGCTTACGTTCGACGAATTCGAACAGCGACGACAAAAAGGAATGAGGGTCTATAATGGCAGCAAAGATGGGCCAGACATCGAATGATGTTGATGAGCCGGCAAAAGAAGTAGAAGCGGTCAAAATTGCCGTTGTCCCTACGCCTGCCAGCGAAGAAGTATATTTAGACCTCGAAACAAAAGAGATCGTTCGCAATATCGGGGACACGACATTCCGCTACCGTCCCGGTGATGCTGAATTTGGCGTTTACGTTGAGTCTAAAGCCTATAAGACCGTAAATGGCCGCAAGTCAGGCGCTTGACGCCACTTACGCTATTAAGGCTTCAATACGCACCGCCTTATTAGCCAACGCAACCATATCATCGGCGCTTGTTGGGCAGAAGATTGTTGATCTTGCGCCGTCTGGTCACCCAACCCCGTATATATCTCTTGTCGTGCAGTCGAGTGATTTTTCGACCGCTTCCGAAGATGGGCAAGAGTTCGAGATCGACGTGAACGTGTGGCACCAGCCATCTTCACAGACGCCGGAAACGGCTACCGTTCGCTCCCTCATGAGCGAGGTGAAGCAAACGCTTCACACTGCGTCCTTGTCGATGAGTAGCCCTTATAATTGCATCCTCATTCGAGCAACCAACATGGTTGGCCCATACCGCGACCCGGATGGAGCAACCTTGCATGGCGTTGTGACAGTGCGGGCGCTTGTCGATCACAGCTAATAGGAGAATAGACAAATGGCTGGTCAAACTGGTCTTACTTGGGCGTTAAGCGTTAGAACTGCTGCAACCCCCACTTATACCGCTATTGCGGGTCTGCGCACCCGCTCGTTCAAAATCAACAATAATCCGGTTGATGTCACTACGGCTGAGTCAACAGGCCGTTGGCGTGAACTGCTGGGTGATACTGGTATTGTCGAATTGGAAATCGACGCGAACGGTCTTTATCAGAAAGACGCGCCCGGTCACCTTCTTCCGACGCTCGTTGCGTCCGGCGCTTCAACAGTCTTCCAGCTTGTTTCAGCTTCAACCTCTGCTGGTATTACGATTGTCGGCTCTTTTGTTGTCAGCGAATACGAAGCCTCTGCGACCTATAACGAAGCGGCCACCTTTACGGTCAAGCTGCTTTCGACGGGCGCTCCGACGATCACCTACAGCCCGGTTGCTACGACCCCGGCCTAATTTGGTGAATAGTTATCAATAAGAGGTAAATATGGCTGCGCAGACAGGGACGCTCTGGACTTTGGGCGTAAGAACGACAGGCGGCGCGTCTCCTGTCTATGCAAACATCGCAGGGTTAAGAACAAGATCGTTTAAGCTCAACAATAACCCTGTTGACGCGACAACATCGCCGGATGCGTATTTTACGTGTCTGGCGACGATCTCGTCATCATCAGTTACGCTTCCGACAACCTTCTCAGACGGCTCTACCGTTTCAGCGGTGAATAGCTATTATGTGGGGGAAAGCATCATTGTTGGTGGCACATCATACCCGATTACGGCGTATAATGGCACAACAAGGGTTGCGACGGTTACGGGGACGCCTACGAGCGGAAGCCAATCTATTCTTATCTCAAACCCGGCTTCAACAGATAGGTGGCGGGTTCTTTTAGGTGACACAGGAACCGTAGAGTTGGAAATATCTGGGGCTGGTTTGTATCAAAAAGATGCGCCAACTCATTTGCTTCCATCTTTGGTCGCTTCCGGCGCGTCTCAGGTATTCCAGCTTCTTTCGAGCGCGACCAGCGCCGGCATATCAATTGTTGGCAGCTTTGTCGTTTCTGAATACGAAATAACCGCTACCTATAATGAGGCTGTGGCTTTCACGGTAAAGCTGACAAGCACCGCATCCCCAACAATTACCTATACGCCAACTGCGACAGTCCCGGCGTAAACGAGGCTACATGGCTAACAAAGCACGCGGATATAGCGACGTTAAAATTGGGGCTGAGACATTTACGGTTTGTCTTGGCCTTGGCGCGCTGGCTGAAATTGAAAACGAGTTTGATGTCGAGTCTTTCGAGGAGGCGTTGAACTTTGGCGAAGATGGCAAGATCAGCGCCCGACGCCTCTTAAAGTTCATGCGCGGACTATTGCGGGGAAATGGCATTGATCTAACCCCCGCCCGCGAGAAGGAACTTGCTGGCTGGACGCCTCAAGAGTTCATGGAAATGATCACGGAACTCTTGCAAAGCTCTGGCTTTAGCGCACAACAAGATGGAGCGCAAAAGGCCGAAAAGCGCCCTTTAGCGGCAAGGAACGCTGGAAAGCGTGGATGAAAATAGGTCTGGGCCATCTTCGGATGCGCCCAGATGACTTCTGGAAAATGTCTTTGCCGGAGTTCTTTTCCGCAATAGATGGCTATCTGGAAGCAAAAGGCGTGAGCAAAGAGGCGGGTATATCGCCACTTACATCAGAGGAAGTCGAAGAAATGTTTGCAGCTATTAACACCAATGAGGAAGTTAATGGCTGAAACAGTTGTCGGCGCACTCCGCTATGACTTTATCGCCGACACAAAGAACCTAGAGGCTGGTATTGCTCGCACGCGGGCTGAAACCAGAAAGCTGGCCGATGCTGTAAAGACATCAGCCCAGTCTTTTGAGGGTCTTGGGCAAAAAGCCGCTACATCTATCAGCGCCATTCCGGCAGATTTTAATAAAGCCAAGAATGGTATTGATAAGTTTGTCGATCAGGTCAAAGCTAATTCGGCTGGGGTAACTGGCGATTTCAGCAACATGGCCGCAGGCGTATCCGGCGCGGTCGCTAAGATCAAAGCAAGCCTAAAAGGCGACCTGAAAGCTCTCGTCGATATTGAATACGGAAAGGTCAAAAAGCCGGTCGTCTCAAAACCAGACAAGGTTGATCTCGAATATTCGCCCCTCAAAAAGCCCGTTGTCCCAAAGCCAGATAAAGTCGTTCTTGAGCAAACCAAATTAAAAAAACCCTCTGTTCCAAAGCCGGATGTCGTTCGCCTCGAACAGACGAAACTTGTAAAACCATCTGTTCCGAAGCCAGACAAAATAAACCTAGAATACGCGCCGCTAAAAAAGCCAATCATCCCACAGCCCGATAAAGTAAAGCTGGACGTTGATGTTGCAGAGGCAATAAAGGGCGCCAAGTCGTTCGACGAATTGGCAGATAGAGCGTCGAAAAGCGCTGTTAGAATATCAAGTGACTTCCGCCGTGCATCTGCTGAGATCAAAAACGCGCTGAGTTCAGCAAGTGAGGGGCTTTCGTCTGTCGCGGTTCCCGCTCCGGTATCGACGACTACTGCCTCCAAACCGGCATCCGGCCCACGCAACGATAACGCGAGCTTTGCTAGCGCCATAAATCAATGGCAAGATTGGCAAAAGTCGCATCGTTTGATTGCCGAAGGCATGTCCAGCGTTGGGCAGCAAGCTGAAGCGATGGGCCAGAAATCCGCCAAAGCTATCGGTCTTGCCCGCCACGAGATGATCAATCTTGGCCGCCAAATGTCTGACGTAACTGTCAGCCTTGCTTCGGGCCAAAGTCCTTTTATGGTGTTGATTCAGCAAGGCGCTCAGATTCAGGATGTCTTTACTTCTAGTAAAGGCTCTCTGGTTGGTTTTGTAGAGCAAATAGCCACTGCCAAAAACGCGGTGAAAATATTAGCAGGCGGCATCGCGGCTATTGCATACGCTGCTTATTCATCTCAAACAGCTTTAGAAAAGCTGTCAGATAGCGCCAAAGCATTAGGCACAAGCCGATCTGCTCTCAGGGAATTTAGCCGTCAGGCCGATATTCTAGGCGTCGATCCCGCCAAGCTGCGCGAGGACATGGTTGGTCTTGCCCAGAAGATCAGGGAAGCCCAGATTGCCGGGGGCGACTTTGCTGATAAGCTGAAGCTAATTGGCATCAACATTAACAACTTTGATTTAAGCAAGCCGGGTGAATTTGCCCGACTGTTTCAACTGATCGCGGAAAAGGTCAGAACCGGCTCAAATGAATTAGACAAGCTCAACGCTATAAAGTTTCTAGGTCTATCCGCTGAGTTTAGTCGCGTCTTTAATGAAGGCGGCGATGCGGTTCGTAAGTTCGCTGATGACTCGGTTGGCGCGGTTGAGGACTCGACCAAGCCGATTGAGGAAAAATGGCGCGAACTTCGCACAATAGCCAGCAATACATGGAAGGCGATTGCGGACACGGCGATTGAGGCCGTTTACGCAATCAAGGAAAACGTCACCAGCATCATAGACGCTATCGCTAATGCGTTTGCCCGGTTTTCGGTGCAGATCGACAAGCTGATGGCAAAGGCGAAATATTCCTACGAATACGCCAAGTCGTTTATGGGGGGGCAGGCTCCCGACACAAATGCCTATAATGAAAAGATGGCCGACTATAATAGAATGTCGGACTATCTCAACATGCCGAAAGGCGTAAAAGAGACAAGCCTACCGACGATTGATGTTGGCGGCACAACCGATCTTAGCGGCCTGTCTACGGCAAAGGCAAAGTCTGGTGGTAGCAAAAGCAGCAAGACTGACCAGCTAAAAGAATATATCGACAATCTGAAGGAAGCTAATCAGCTTGCAAAAAACGAAGTCGATACTTTCTCGCTTGGCAATGTCGAAAAAGAAAAGTTCTCCGCGCTTATTAAAGCTGAAAACATCGCCAAAGAGCAGGGCAAGACCCTCACCGCCCAGCAGCGCGCGGAAATTGAAAATATCGCAGCGTCGACGGCAAAATATAAAGATAATGTCGATCAGCTAAAAGGCGCTCAAAACGCGCTCAATGACGCGATGCGCCAGTTTGCCGACTTCACGATCAATGCGCTAGAAGGCTTGGTTACGCGAAGCAAGAAACTGTCCGATGTCCTCAAGGATGTCGTGAAGCAGCTTTCCAGTTCTGCATTGCAGGGCGCTCTTACCGGGCAGGGTATATTCGGCCAGCTAGGTGGACTGGCTGGATCGGGCGGCCAAACCGGCGGCATACTTGGTATGCTGGCTAAAGGCGCGACTTCCTTGTTCTCTGGCTTCTTCGCTGAAGGTGGCTCTATCCCATCTGGCAAATGGGGTATTGCAGGCGAGGCAGGTCCGGAGCTTGTTACTGGCCCGGCGAACATCACGCCTTTGGGCAAGGGCAGCAATCCGCAGATCACCATCAATAATTATTCAAACTCACAGGTGGACGCCCGCCAAATGAGCGATGGACAGATCATCGTCACCGTGCAGCAAATGATCAATTCGGGCTTAAAGCGCGTTCCGAATATCATGGCTGAAGCGCAGAGGCGTTCGCTCTGATGCGTGACCCGACCATCGCCTTATGGCCCGATAATCTAGCCCCGATGAATATGACGGCGACGATTGATCGCCCCGTATTCAAAGGGCCAAAGCCGCTGGATGGCCGTGAACAGGTCGTTTCTTCAAGCGCAGGCGGCTGGCTTATCTCGTATGAGGGCATACCCGTTTACGGCGACAAGTTCCGCCAGTTCCGGTCTATCTGGACAGCGATAGGGGCGTTTGCAAGGCCGATCTATGTAAAGCCAGAGTTCTCCCCGAACATGCTGGCAAAGCGAAATGGCATTAGCCCTGATGTCGCTTATTTCGACCAAACAGGCCAACTCAAGAATATGCTCTATTGGGGAGCAAATGAGCTTCTCTGGGGAACATCAGAACCGCTTTTCTGGGGCAATGACGCTACGGATTGGTCAGAGTTTCAAGACGGCGCGACCTTCACGCAATCGACCGGCGATTGTTATCTGCTGACGGCGGCGGCGCGGGGTGATGTATTAATCTCGGTAGAGAATTCAACAGCATCTAGCGTAGAGGCTGGCGATTATTTTGAGATTAACGGCAGATTGCATGTTGTTCACGGCATAGACGGCGACACATGGTCTATATGGCCGCCGTTACGCTCTGCCTATGACGCGGGAACGCAGCTAGAAATAGATGACCCCCGTATGGTTGCTTATCTAGTCACGGACTCAAGGGCGCTCTCTCAAAGCGTAGAGTTCGGTCGCATCTCTCGCGTGTCGGTCGATT